CAGAGACGTGTTGCTGTGGCGACCGTCATCACTTCCGGTCAGCACGTCGTGCGTTTTCCCCTTGTTGTCAGTTACGCGGAGATAATCCCCGGAGAAAGTCGACACACGGCTGTAAGCCACACCCGCCATCGCATACGCGCTGAACCATTCATTCACGCGCACAGACGGCCCCGCCATTACGCTGAACCAGCGGTTACGAACGGAATCTTCATGCCAGCGGGTATCGCTGTAATGGGTCAGCTGGCGATTCTTGTCTCCTGCATAGCTGAACGACGTCACCATCCCCAGTGTGTCCGTAAACTCATAACGGTATTTCTCGTTAATCCCGTTCAGTTCATCGCTGCCAGGAACGTTCGTCGAGACATGAAGATACCCCGCGCTCAGCGTTGACTGATGTTCAGACGCCCATGCAGGCGCACCGGATACGGCCAGACAAATGGCTGCGGACAAAATGGCGGCATAAAGTTTACGCATAATTACCTCTCGCTTTTCTGCAATAAAAAAGGCGCCATTTCTGGCGCCCGTATATGGGTTATAAAATTCAGCTGATACTGATGCCTGCGGTGGCTTTCTTCTATCACCACAACCAGCAAATCGCTGATACTTGCTGTGGGATACCAGTTATTCACCAGCCATGCTGATACCGAAAACTCCAGCGTCATGTGACCGTGACCGGCAGGCATATCAATAACGCCACTGTAAATCAGCGTATTATCAAGCGCGGTACGGTTATAAAATTTACAGCTACCGTTTTCCGCACTATCAGACGGCATGAGGAGTAAATATCAGTATGCTCTCTCTCATGCTTAGCGCCACTGAATGCCACCGCCGGAATAACAATCTGCCGGTCAAACGGCTGATCGTCATAAACCCTGACGGTAATGGTCCCTGATGGCCACCGCTCCGGTGCACGGGAGTCACGGGGGAAAGCTTTGCCCACTGTTTTAACGAGATCGCCTTCAATCTGGTTCGCGGACAGTTTTCCCAGAACCCGGCAGTTCTCGTTAATCGTGACGTTGTTGAGCGTCCCGGAGTTCGCATTCACGTTACCGCTAATATCGGCATTTTTCGCCGTCAGCCGCCCGTCCGGTGTCAGGGAAAATGCCGGAGGATTACCGCCGCTGGTAATGGTGGGAGCCGTCAGATATTTCAGGAACACGTCGTTCATGAATATCTGATCGCCCTGACCAACAAACATCGGCTTTGTGTTGCCATTCGCAGGATTAATCATCGCAATCCTGTCCGCCGCCAGCAGCACCTGACTCTGCATACCGTCAGGGGTATTCTCAATACCGGCACCAATACCCGCGATATAAAGGCGTCCGTCCTGCATCTGCTGCAGCTTCACAGCCCACATGCTGTTCAGGTTATTATTTGTATCAACCTGAACCTTCTGTATCTGCTGGATCGCTGCACTCTGGTCTTCCAGTTTCTTATTGACGGTCTGCGTGATTTCATTACTGACATCCGTGATGGACGTTCTGATTTCCGCCAGGTCAGGCGCAAGCTGACCGTTATCAATCTGAGTCCACAACTCCTGAGCCAGATGGGTTTTCCCTATCTCTCCTTTGAAAAAATCCAGATAGCCGGATGCATCATCACTCGGCTGGCCAACAGCCTCCACAAATGCCGATTTGCCAACGGTGTTCACACTGCGGATATAAAAGTAATAATCATGGCCCGGTTTGATATTGATACTGGCGGCTATCCAGTACAGCCCCGTGCCAAGGTAGCGGGCTGTGGTTTCAACCTGCCTGATATCGGTAATCCGCGTTTCCGAAAACCAGAACTCAAACTGTACCGTCGGGTCATACACCGCAAGACGCGGGACCGCTGTTATCTGAAAATAGCCCGGTGTCAGCTCAATCTGTGACGGCGCTGCCGGTGCGGCAATCCGGAACGATACCGACGCCGGATCGCCCTGCTGCCCCCACGCATTTACTGCCCGGACTGTCAGCCTGTAGTTCCCCAGCGCCAGTTGTGTGAAGCGGTATGTGGTTTCCGCCGTCCGGGCTGTGCTGACCAGCCGCTCACTGCCGTCATCCGCTGCCACGGTCAGGCGAAGCATGAAACTCACGCCCTTCACCACCTTCGGCGTATCCCAGCGGGCCAGTACCTGATACTCCCCGCTGTCTGCGGTGACTTCGGCAGTCAGGTGCTGCACTGCTGGCGGCGTGACACCATTCACCGTGCCGCTCTGGTCGCCGTCAAAGTGCGCCCCGTTATCCACGATGGCTTCTTTTTCCGGTACATGCTGCACGGCGGTGATGGCATACGTGCTGTCGTCGTTCTCACGGATACTCACGCAGCGGAACAGGCGCTGGCGCAGCGTCGGCAGCTTCAGCCCCCACACGCTGTATCCGGCAACGCCGTCAGGAACACGGCTCACTTTTACCTTCACGCCGTCGGTGACGGACTGGACCTCCACGCTGACCGGATTGCCACTTCCGTCAACCAGGCTTATCAGCGTGGTACCGGAGGATGGCAGCGTGATTTCACGGTCGAGCGTCAGCGTCCGGGTCTGGCTGTTCACCGCCAGCACGCGCCCGCCGATGCTGATACCGGCATAGTCATCATCACAGATTTCAATGACATCGCCCGGTACATGGCGAAGCCCTTCAGCACCCACGCTGAAGTCCACGGTCTGCGTTTCCAGCAGCTCCGTTTTAATCAGCCACAGCCCGGCGCGGTGTGCCTGCCCCCGGCTGGTACAGCCAAAAGCATCCATCTTCGTGACGTTACGACCGTAACGGGCAATGGCCTGCGTATCCTCCACAAGCTCTGTCGCCGTCTCCCAGCCGTTGTTCGGGTCAATCCAGTTCACCTCAACGGCATTATGGCGGTCTTTCAGGGCGCTGAAACTGTAGCGGAACGGCGCGCCATCATCCGGCATCACCACATTACTGCGGTTATAGGTCCACACCTTATCCGACGGTCGGTCCTGCACGAACGTCAGCGTCTGCCCGTTCCATACCGGCATACAGCGCATCGCCGAGCAGAAATCACTGAGCACATCCCACGCCTTGCGCTGTGTGGTCAGGTACGCATTACAGGTGATGCGCGGCTCCGTGCCGCCAAAGCCGTCCGGCACTGACTGGTCGCAGTACTGGCCGATGACATACAGCGCCCATTTGTCCACATCCGCCGCACCAAGACGTTTCCCCATGCCGTAGCGTGGATGGGTCAGCATATCCCACAGACACCAGGCCATGTTATTGCTGTATGCTGGCTTAAACGTTCCGTCCCAGATACCGCTGTATTGCCGCGTCTGCGGGTTATAGTTCGACGGCACCTGCAGAATACGCCCGCGCAGATGATAATTACGGCTCACCTGCTGGCTGCCGAACTGCTCCGAATCCACCTGTACGCCGACCAGTGCCGTGTTCGGGTAGCACTGTTTCACATCGATGATTTCGGTGTATGACGACCAGAGCGTTTTGTTCTGCAGCTGGTCTGTGGTGCTGTCCGGCGTCATCCTGCGCATCCGGATATTGAACGGGCGCGGCGGCAGGTTACCCACCACCACCGAGGCCAGATACTGTGAGGTGGTTTTGCCTTTAATGGTGATGTCTTTTTCCGTCACCCAACCACCGTTACGCTGTATCTGAACCAGCAGGCGGACTTCCGACGGATTCCGGTCCCCCTTTGAGGTGGTTTCCACCAGTGCCTGCACACCGAAGGTAAAGCGCAGACGGTCGATGTTTGCAGACGTGATGGTCCGGGTAATCGGCGTGTCGCACTTCACTTCCGTACCCAGCACCGTCTCGGAGCCGGAGGATTCAAATCCCTCCGGCGGTGTCTGCTCCTGCTCACCTGCCCGGAAAACCACCGTGACACCGGAGATATTGGTATTCCCCTCACTGTCCAGCACTGGCGTACTGTTCAGCAGCACACTTTTTAATCCGTCCACCGGACCTTCAATCGGCCCTTCACTGATGGCGTCTATCACGCTCAGCATCTGGGATGATTTCAGGTTGTCCTTCGCTTCGCGCGGGGTATGCCCCTTACTGCTGCCTTTACCCATTCCTCACGCTCCATAAACGACAAAACCGCCCGCAGGCGGTTTCACATAAAACATTTTGCATCAGCGACCAATCACCACAACCTGACCACCGTCCCCTTCGTCTGCCGTGCTGATCTCCTGAGAAACCACCCGCGACCCCACACGCATTTCACCGTACAGAACAGGCAAAACATTGCCCTGAGCAACCATGTTATCCAGTGAGGAAAAATAGGTGTTCTGTTTGCCGTTATCTGTACTGGCTGCCGTGGGCGTCCTGGCTTTCGGTGCCAGCATCTGCGCCACTCCGCCCAGGATCATACTGGCCCCTGCCGCATACATGCCCGATACAGCCGCGGCCCCCAGCCAGCCCACAGGGTTCCACCATGCCACCGCAATCAGCGCCGCCCCAAGCACCACCTGAAACACACCGCCACTTTTAGCTCCCGCCAGACGCGGCACGATGTGGATCACGGCACCATTTGCCAGCGGCTCATTAAGACGGGCAGATAATTCATTTTCGCCTGCATCACGCCCGGCAATGCGCACCTGATACCAGCCCTCATTCAGTTTCTGACGAAACGCCGGGAGCTGTGTGGCCAGCGCCCGGATGGCTTCGGCCCCCGTTTTCACACGAAGGTCGATGCGGCGGCCAAATCGTTGCAAATCCCCGTAAAGGCAGATGCGTGCCATGCCCGGTGACGCCAGAGGGAGTGTGTGCGTCGCTGCCATTTGTCGGTATACCTCTCTCGTTTGCTCAGTTGTTCAGGAATATGGTGCAGCAGCTCGCCGCCGCCACAGTAAATGGCGGCATGATTCGGCACCGATGATCCAAAGCAGCACAGCAGCACATCGCCCGGCTGCGCCTCTGTCAGTGCGACACGGTAAAAACCAGTCGCCTCCATATTGTCAAGATAGAGATTCTGGCCGTTACGCCACCAGTCATCCCCGCGATGAAAATCCGGCATCTCAATCCCCGCCAGATGGTAAGCATCCCGGAACAGCGTGTAACAGTCCGTCACCCCGTACTCAAAGCGACGCCCGGTGAGATGCGACACACAGCGGAACTTGTGAATCTCACCCCGGCAGACCAGCCACCACGGCAAATCACTCTGCACCTGCAGCCGCCGGTCAGCCTCACTCAGCCAGGGCAGACCACCGGGGTGGCTGTGGACCAGCGCCACAATCTCACCCTGTATCTCTGCCCGCAGCCAGTCCTCCGGCGACATCCGGAAATACGCCTCCGGCTCACCGGAGATATTCACGCAGGGAAAATATCTTTCCCCCTCCGGCGTTCTCACCACGAAGCCGCACGACTCCGCTGGCGCACATCGCCGGGCGTGCGCCAGAATCGCTGATTCTGTCTCTGTCATGGGATTTACTGCGAAAGTTTGTTAATGGAAAGGAAGCCGCCAAAGTTGCCGACGTTATTGCGGAACTTACAACCGCTCAGGCATTTGCTGCATTTATCCTTCGTGATATCGGACGTTGGCTGGTCATATTCATCCGCGATCGCCGGACCGTGATAACCGCACTCATCGCCGCGATAGGTCCAGGTGCAGGTGTTGGCCAGCATGATACGTCCCGGAAAAACAGCGCCATCCGTTTCCGTCGGTGTGGACAACACAAAGGAGGCGCTGACCGCACTCAGTTCGCTGCACTGCTCGATGCGCCAGCGGCTGATCACCTCCTGCTCCGGATCAGCTTCGCTGTTTCCGTTGACGAAGTTCACCGCATCCAGAAAACGGGCGTAAACCTTACGCCTGACCACCGTTCCGCCGACCAGACTCTGCAGGTCTTCCGCCATCCCGGTGACCATGCCGTGCAGATTAGAGACTTTCAGCGTTGGTCTTGCACTGGCTCCTTTGCCGTTCATCTCAAAGCCGCTTCCCTGAATGGGGTACGCCTGATACTGCCGCCCCTGCCAGATGACCGGCTCACCTTTTTCGTTCTGCTCATTACAAAAAAATAACGCTCGCCACCGACCTCCGTCAGATCGACTTCCCAGAGCACGACCAGCGCGGATTGCTCCGTTTTAGTGCACTCATTGAGTGTTTCCTGCTGTATATCCTGCATCAGTGAGTGACCTCTTCAAAGGTACAGTTAAAATCGGTATACATGGCATTATCCGAAATGCTCCACTCCCTGCAGACAACCCGGACAGTCCTGTTGTGTTTTGGCGGACGCCACAAAAAAGCACGAATCCCGGCATGACGGGATAAAAAACTGTCCAGCGCGGCACGGGAATATTCATCTGTGACACGAAATACCGGTTTAAACGTTTTCAGATCTGCATTCAGACCACCAGCCCGTCGCTGTTCATATCCGTCACCGAACTTTACCGTAATAACAGATGGCTTTCGTGTCGTCTCCATCCCCTCACGGGGGATCCAGTTAAAAACTTCAGACTCAGGCACTGCATAATCCTCCGTCCCGACGTGATGACTGCATAATTGACACAACCCTGCTGTCGATCAGTTCCACCAGCCCCCTGGCTGACTGCGTATCTATCTCGCCATTGCTCCCTTTATTCTGAATACTGATGTGATACACGGGAGAATAAACAAATCCACCGCCACCATTCACATTGCCAATGGCTCTGACTCCAAGAGAGCCGTCCGCTGCCCGGGTCAGTGGCATGATAGCTTCAGGCCCTGCCTCGCCCATCAGCCCGGCACCTTTCGCAAAAGCAAAATACGTCGGGGTATCCACAATGGTGTTACTGTAAGCACTCAGATTTGCCGATGTATAAACACCACCTTTTGCGTTTGCCACTGCACCGGAAAGCCAGTCGCCGACCGTACCAAGCCATCCTCCGGCACCGGACATGCTTTTGGAAAGTGACTTCAGCCCGTTAACGATGGCAGCGTTCATCAGAATTTTTGAAACTTCCTGGAGAATTGAACTCCCCCAGTTTCTCCAGTCCACAACATTTCCGGCCAGTGCATCGGAAATATTTGATACCAGCCCGTCCATAGTGGAAACGACAGCATCTGCCGCTTGCGAAGCATAATCAGTGGCACTGTCTGCCCAGTTCGTCAGCCCCTCCTGGAGTCCGGCATTCCAGTTACTGCGTAAAGCATCGGCCTTTGCATAATAATCCTGCTGATCGCTGAGACGCTCTTCCAGATATTTTTCATTAAGCGATTTTTCCTGTTTCCACAGGGCTTCTTCAATTTCTCCGGCCTGATACTGTCTCAGCAACTCGTTATTTTTCTGCTCAAACGCCTGCCGGATACTCCACATTTCCTGGAGTCGTTCACGCATCCGTGAGCCTTCACCATATCCCAGCAACTGCGCGTCGTCAGATGCCCGGGCACTGGCATTACTGTCCGCCAGACTGCTCTCATACGCAGCAAGCTGCTCACGAATCTTTTTCTGGTCGATGAGTGCTGCATTCTGCAAAAGCGTTTTTTTCTGCGCTTCTGACAGGGTTGATAATTCGCCCTGACTGACCTGATATTTCATCTTAGCCAGTTCAGTATTCTGCCCTGCCAGTGCTATCTGCTCTTTCTGCTGTTTAATCAGCCGTTTATAAATATCTTCTGTTTTTTCCGCTTCGGTCTTTTTATGCGCTTTGGGTTTATTTGCCTGGTTATTTCGCCAGGCATCCAGTGAGTTATTGATATAATTCTGTCTGGCTGTCTGATACGCCTCTCCCACAAAGCCGAGATCATCCGCAGCATAGCCCAGTCGGGCACGCTCACGCGCTTCCCCCTTAAGGCGGGACAGAGCCAGTTCGCGCTTGCTGTTATTCAGTGCGGTCTGCTGTTTATCATCCAGGGTTGCCTGTGGTAGCCGTAACGGTACATTCACCAGCCCCTGTCGCTGCTGAAGTAATTCATTACCGAGCCCGAGAAGGCGATTAAACTCGGTATGCTGCCCATTCATGATCAACAGGGACTGATACGCTTTGTTTTGTTCCGCGGCCTGTTGACGGATCAACGCCACCCGTCGCTCCTCCAGCCCGGCAAGCACATCCTGAATGGATTGCGCTTTGCCCTGCATTTGTGTGAGACGGGACTGTTCAACTGCCAGTTGATTTGTTGCTTCTGCAAGCCCTTCTGTAACAGTTTTTACCGACGTCATGTGGTTAATCATAAAACCGTTATCGGTTGTCCAGCCCGGGTTTGCCAGCACATACTGATAGCCAGCAATTTTTTCCTGTAAGGATTTAATCTTACTTTTCTGCTCGTCAATTAACCTGTTCTGCTCCTTCAGTGCCTGTCGCGTCTTTTCCTCATTATCTGACGCTTCAGGAAGCGACATTGCCGACGTTTTCTGGCGAATTTCGTCGATTGTTGCGGCATACTGGCGTGCAGATTCTCTGGCCTGCTCCTGATTCTGATACATCGTGTACCAGGCCGCAGCCCCCAGCATGACAAGCCCCGGCACACCACCAACCAACCCCAGCGCACCACTTAACAGACGACTCCCCACTGACGTGACAGTATTCAGCGTTGTCTGTGCCGCTGTTCTGGCCGCAATATTACGGGTAAGTGATGCCTGGGCAGCAGCCAGTTTCGCTTCTGCGGCTGCCTGCCTTTCGGTACCGCGAGCAGCAACAACCGCCTGTTGAGCACGATAAACCGCCGCACGCGCCCTGGCGGTTGCTATCTGTGTCCCCCGAAGTTGCGCTTCAGCAAGAGCCACTTCGTTTCTGGCTGCAGTAATTAATCCGGCAGTTGCAGATCCAGCAGACGACGCCATATTGCCAAAATATCGGGCTACCCCGACGGCAACCAGAGCACCGGCAGCGGTTGCCACGGTGTCAATATTGCCTGCAATACCATTCAGCACACCGGAGAGCGTCTTCGTCACTCCGCTTGCCTCGTTCGCACCACCAACCCAGGCCATAAAGGCGTTTTCAACTTTGGTTGCAGAGGATGAAACCGTATCAGGCATTGCCGCATATTCATCACGTAATGCCCCAAGCTGACTAATCAGTGCAGGAACAACCTTATCGGCGGTCAACTTTCCGTTATCCGCCATGGCCTTCAGATCCTTACGGGCAACCCCCATTCCCGCAGCCAGCGCACGAATAACACGATCGCCGTTCTCATTCACCGAGTTAAACTCTTCACCGCGCAGCACTCCCTGCGCCAGTGCCTGACTGAACTGCGTGATCACTGAACTGGCTTCTGCTGTACTGGCACCGGATAATTTCAGGCCTGTGGAGATCGCCTCGGTGACTTTCAGTACCTCCTCAGAACTGTAACCATACTCCCGCATGGAAGCTGCAGAACGGGCAAAAAGGCTGGCGTTATCAGAAAACGCCGTCCCCGTTCTCTGGCTGATCGCCATTAATTCACGCTGTGATGCCTGAAAATCATCACTGGACTGTGAGGCCTGCTTCAGACGTGCATTTACTGAATTCCACTCATCGGCGAGAGAAATAAGATGACCGGTAGCAAAAGCCCCGGCAAATGCCCCCGCCATATTCAGTGCCGAAGATTTAGCTGTATTTATCTGATCCGTCACTTCTGCCAGTGCACGCCGCATTTCACGGGATGCAGCAGCGGACTGTCGGCCTCCGTTCTGCATGGTGCGGTAGTAATCCTGCCCCATACGCGAAGCCCGGGAGATCTCTGACTGGAATGACCGGGAATTTGCCGAGATTTTAATAATCAGTTCACGTAATGTCGCCACACTCATTCTCCGGACGAAAAAAACCGCCGAAGCGGTTATGTTGACTCACTGAGACACTATTAAAAGCGCGTTTTCCAGTCCGGCAAATGGATCTGAGGCGCCTTCTGTCTGCTCTTGTTCCCACTGAAGAAGCGCATCATTCAGTGGTACTTTGACACCCTGCGCACCGTAAACCGCAGAAACTATCTGGGCAGCCCGGATATCAGCCCGCTCATCACCCAGCGGGCTGAACCTGTCAAATTCTGCCCACATCATGATTTCTGATGCGGACATTTCCCGGCGTAACTCTGACAATGTGCGCCCCATCCTGAGCGCCAGCATCATCAGAAAACGCATCCCCGGAAGCGCTACTTTTTTTTAACCTCGCCGGCATCACTGATCAGTTCCAGAGACTGCCGAAGAAGCCGCGCATGCACCGGGCCATACACGGCAATCACCTGTTCACGATCATCCTCTGAAAATACAGGTTGCAGTCCGGTATCACACAGAACATCAATGAACAGTTCAACATCTGCCTCCAGATTTCGGCGGGCGCGCTCCGCAACGGATAACGGTGTCTCATCATCTTTTGCTTTAACGATCTCCTGCCAGCGCAACCAGGCTTCTGCAGAAGGTTCCCGTAATACAACCGTTGCCCCTTCCCATTCAGGCACATCAACAGTTTTATGGCGAAACCCCGACATCGTTGCCAGTGCCAGATTACGGATATTTTTAGTCATCACATCTATCCTCATTAACTGACGGTAACAGCGCAGGAAGTGGAGGTCACCTTGCTAACCGGGCTTGCTGAATCAGAAATCTCGCAGGTATACGCACCGGCATCACCGGATACTGCGGATGCCTTACTGAACGTTGCCGCCGTCTGTCCGGAAACAGGAGAACCACCTTTCTTCCAGACATAAGAATAAGGCGGCACACCACCGGCAGCCTCAACCACCATTTCGAGTTTCGCTCCGGCAGAAACCTGCAGCGTGCTGTTTAAATCGACCTTCACTTTCAGTGGCTCTGTCGTCAGTACAGGTTTACCTTTCAGGCGCAGGGAAAACGTTGCAGCCACAACTCCATTGGTTCCTGCAGACCAGGTATGCTGACGCACCTCTGCCATAAAGGTAAATCCGTTGCCTGACGGAAAAATAACTTTAAAGCCATACGTGGTGTCATTGTCATAGGCACTGCGCAACGCGTTCTGGGCAGCATTCAGATAAAAGTTGCCTGACATGGAAATCTCTGACGCGGCACCAAGACCGTTAATATTTTCCTGCTCAACAGAACACAGCGTGGTGACATCAATATCCTGTTTCTGCCCGGCGGTAAACTGAACCTCTTTAATCGTACAGCTCAGTTCAAGAAAACTGGCAGAACTCAGCGTTTCTGCCGTTACCGGTGCAGACGAGATCATGACTTTGGTCTGCTGAGAACGTTCAAAATTAGAGGACATACTCGTCTCCTGAAAATAAAAAAACCCGCCAGCGGCGGGTGGGTAAAATCATTAACGACCTCAGGCTATTACCTGAAATTCAAGCGTGGCTCTGCTCAGACGGGAATCAGGATCATAACCCTGCGTTTTAGAAATAACGGAGGGTGCCAGTTGCCTTACCGCATCAAGCGCCTGCTCACGGATATCATCTGCGTCATCAGGTACTGTCGCCCAGACATCGATCTGCACGGTAATTCTTGATTCAGCCTGACCATCAAGCACATCAGATGCAGTGTCAGACACCACAGAAAATACCAGCCATGGCGGAGATACCGCAGGCTTTCCCTCCGTCAGCGGGACCACATAAGGATAAACCCGTCCTCCGGCCAGTTGAGACAGCAGGGAATACAGTGTGGTCTCTCTCATTTACTTAAGACCTCATCAATAGCCTGATTCATTCGCTGTATGGCAATCTGTGCTGCCAGTTCCTCTGTCGTATCGAAAGCCGGGCGAATGAACGGATGCGCGGGCATGTTTATCGTTCCCAGCTCCACAAAGCGCCAGTAAAACGCATTTCGGGGATCACTGGCTTTCATGCTGTTATCACTGTTTCCGGTTCGCAGGTTCCGTCCACGAATGTGGACACCCGAGATAATTTCCCCCCGACGCTTTGAACGCTGAGTGAGAACAACCACATTTTTTTTCAGTTTTCCGGTTCGCTCCGGCGCACGTTCAACAACTGCATCCCGCATAACTTCAGCGCCGGCACGGGTGGCATCGCGCAGTACCTTATTATTTTCTGCCCTGCTGAGCGTCTCCAGATCCCGTGCAATATCCGCCAGACCTGAAAAATCAAGACTGAAATCCATCACACATTCCCCTTCTGAGAACAGAGTATCTCAAGCCGGGTGGCACGGGCATCCGGTATCGGCGGACCGTCTATACTCAGAATCGCGCCTTTGAATGCACCAGTCAGCACTTTCAGACATGAAGTTGCTGTCACATCTCGCCGGAATCTCATCCAGACCCTCACTGTAGCCTGAGCAGTTTCTGCGCCTCCGGATATTCTCTCCCTGCCACTGATCCCCTTAACTTCTGCCCATATGGTTGCCCCCTCCGTCATTGTTTCCACAGGGTGCCCTGATGGAGACCGAACGGTGGTGGCATTCAGAATAACCACACGATCACGTAATCTTCCTGCCTGCATGAATCCTCCTATGTCCCGGGATGAAACCGATACATCCGCAGTCCGGTATAGAAAAAATCAGGCACTGCATCCTGCATTTCCCTGTTCTCGTACCAGTAGCCAACCAGTTGCATAAGACGCAGTTTTATCAGAGGTGTTATTACAAGCCCGGTCGTATCCTGCTCAGAAACAGTTTCATCGTAAAGCGTCCGGTTTAAAAACTTTTCAGCCTCTTCCCTGGCAGCAGCCAGATACATCATAAGAAGAGAATTCTCCTGTTCATTGTCATCATCAATCCGGCACTGAACACGAAGCTCTTCCAGAGTAGGCATCATTTGGGCAACCTCTATGAATGCTGTTTTTTAGACTTATCAGCCCCCCGCGCAACAGGTGTTCTCTTATCAGAGACAATCCCAGCTGCAGTGGCAATTTCGCGTACCCGTTCGGGTAATTCTTTATCTTCATACTCACCGGCCCGAATAATCTCAACACGCATACCGTCCGGTGACCATTTCAGATCTTGTTTCAGGATCATGATTCTTTCACCTGTCAGAACAGGGGCGCACTTCTGCGCCCCCTGAATGATTACGCCGCTGCAATCTTCAGCAGTTTGATGGCCTGCGAATCGACCAGCATGCCGCCGGTGCGCTTGGTGGTATAAAAACCGACAAACGGTTTATTGGTGTACGGGTCACGCAGAATGCGGGTACCGATACGGTCAACGATGGTGTAACCCCGTTTGAAGTTACCAAATGCAATGGCTTTCGCATCAGCGGCAATATCCGGCATCTGTTCGTTTTCAGCGATACCGTAACCCGCCAGAGAGGACGGCTGCCCCAGCTCCAGCCCCGGACGCCACAGATAGTTACCCTCGGTGTCTTTCAGCAGACGAATGGCAAACAGGCTGTTGTTGTTCATCATGAACTTCGCGCCGGTGCGGTGTGCCTTACGCAGCGTGTAAATCAGTTTGATAATGGCATCTGCAGTCACCGTCGTCGCTTCGCCGGATACAATATGCTGAAGTTTGCCGAACGCCCGGACCTTGTCGGTTTCATCAGTGGATTCATACGCCAGGAACCCTTTCGGCTTCTTGGTACCATCGCCGGTGGTAAAGGCAATTTCTTCCTGTTCGGCAAATTCGGTTGCCAGCTCGCTGTTGATCCAGGCCTCCACGTTGAAAAAGGCATCATCCAGCATTTTCTGGGTGGCCTGCGGGTTACCGTAGATTTCCCCCATGAAAGGTTCAATCAGCCCCAGTCTGGAAGTGGCAGTCTGGGAGCGCGCGTCAGTCTCGCCCACCCATCCGGAAGCCGTACCGCCCAGATTCACCAGTTTTTTGTAGTCGGAACCGCCAACGGTGATCACCGTGGCTTCCTGGCGCATCACCACTTCATCTTTCAGCAGGTTGAGAATGTTGCGATCCAGTGCTTCCGGCACGGCATAGCCACCGTCTTCATCGGTGCCCACCTGCAATGCCTTACGCTCCAGATCGCGCAGACCATCTTCATGGCCTTTACGCAGGAAGCCCACAAACGCCTCTTTATGCTCGGTGGCCAGTTTATTTTGCGCACCACCTGCCGGACGTTTCAGCTCAAGCAGCTCTTTTTCAAGGTCGCTTTTGAGATTTTCCAGCTCACTGAGTTTCCCGTTCAGGGTTTCCACCTGCCCGGCAAGCTTGCCTTTTTCCTGCTCAATCGCATCCACGCGCTTGTCGTTCTTTGCTTTGAAGTCGTCAAACTTCTGCTGCAGCTCCTGCGCGACCTGTTCGACATCTTTAATATCAACCGCCATCGTATTTCTCCTGATTAGAAGTTCAGATTTTTCAGTGCATTCAGTGCAGAGCCCACATCCTCAGCGTCGCGCAGGGACAGTGCGCCATAGCCCCCGGCCATGAATGCTTTGGCCTGGGTACGGGAGAGTCCGACATCACGCAGGACTCTTTCGATTTTTTCTGTTCGGGAATTTCCCCGCGGGCCAGTGCGTTCTTGACGTCGCTGATCCGCGCCTCGTCGTTAGACGGGAACGTCACCAGGCTGACTTCCCAGAGGTCGATTTCTTTCAGCAGAAAGGCTTCTTTGCTCCGGTCGTATTCCCAGTCTTTCAGGACGTACCCAATAGAAAGGCCGGTTAACGAACCGGCCTTCATGTGTGCATGTGCGCGTTTTGCGAGGGGATCATCATCAATAAGCAACCGTCCCCTGACGTAAAGCCCGACATCGTCTTCCTTCATTTCGGTGTAAACACCGATGGGTTCATCCATGCGGTGCTGCCAGAGCAGCGCAGGTAACGCTTTTCTGTCACTCCACGCCCGCAGGGAAGCAGCAAATGCCCCGGACATCACCACATCATCGTGGCTGTCCTTTACACCAAAGACGGAGCCATACCCTTCAAACTCACCGGAGTCACTGACAGATTTCAGACTCAGCGGTACATCAAGACGTTGTTTCGTCTGCATTGGCGTTATCCTTCTGCTTACCGGCTTTACTGCCATCGGAGGGTTTCGTGGTCATGTTCATCGGTGTGAGATAGACATCACCACCGGGACGCGGATTCATATCTTCCAGGTCGCGGCAGTCATTGGGAGAGTAAATTCCCCAGTTAATCCCGGTGGCGTAGGCTTCAAAACGGGACTTCATATCCCCGCGCAGTAACGCCCCGGCGTTAAATTTGGCGTAATAAACGCCCTGCTTACTTTTTCGAACCAGTCCGGTGTTGATCCGCTGTTCGATGCGGGTCAGATACGGCACCAGTGAATAGTTGATAAATCCGAGCCCCAGCTCTTCGATATTGTTGAAGGTGGCGCGATCGGTGTTCTGCACCATGTGCAACGGCACCCGGAACAGACGACAGATTTCTTCAAGCTGAAACTTGCGGGTTTCCAGGAACTGGCTGTCCTCGGCGTTCAGCGCCATCGACTTCCAGTCCAGCCCCATCTCAAGGATCATCGGGCGGTGAGCATTGCCAAGCCCGGTGTGACGCTCCTCAAAATCTTTCTTCAGGCGCTCATAAGCCTGATCTGACAGCGTCTGCTCTGTACGCAACACACCGGACGTCACCGCACCATTGCTGAACAGCCTGGCCCCGTGCTCTTCGGTCGCCGCTGCCAGCGA